CCAGGATGGTGTCTGTTTTTATATTGGATCTTACCTATCAGGTCTGGATTATTTAAAATTTGGATTTCTTCAAATTTGCTGGCAAGGAACCCCTGGCCCTCAATCAACGCTGCCCCTCGATTGACCTGAACGGAAACGTGCTTCTCTGCTCCATCAGGAAACATGATCGAGTCTGAGCCATTCAGAATCAGAATATCGGAAGGGTGGATCACCATGGCGATATTCACGATGTCAGGAATCGACCAAGGAATCCTCTCGGTCAGGGTAAAAATGGTCAGGTTGTCGATCCCCGCCAGCCCCCGGACGGCTTCCAGGTGATCCCCCAGGTTCGGGGAGCAGTCATCCCCGATAACCATTTCCATATTCTTGTAGGTCTGATTGAGAAGGTTGGCTTTAACAAAAAAGGGTAGTATCCCCAGAACCGAATAAAACGGGGCCAGGGACACTACCCTTGGAGTCGAAGGGTAAGGGTGCAATTTTTTACGGGGTCAGTTTTCCGACGGCACTCCGAACGCCGTATCCGATTCCGCCGATTCCGAATATTTCGAGTAACCGCGCGATCAGATCCCCGACTCCGGCCGGGACAATTCCGATCTGGGTCAGGACGGTACAGACGAAACTGACGGCCAGAGGAATCAGTCCCAACCATGTGGTTTTCTGGTTCAATAGTTTTTTGTCTGCCATGCTCTTTCTCCTTTCTGGTTAGCGATATTTCGCAAAAACTGGAACACCCCGGCCAAGAGGCGGCACCCTCTCAGACAGGGATAAATTTATCCCCAGGTCCATTAAACGTAAATCAGGAGTGTTCCGGCGGAAATGGTGGTCAGGTAGAGCCCGGGCAGGACGGTCTCGATCTGATGAGAGCAGTCCTCTCCGGCCGCACTCTTGGCCTGCCAGACGATGTTTCCGCTCGCCTTGTCATGCAAGACAAGGGTGGCTCCCGTGGTCGCCCCGGTCCAATAAATAGACCGGACCTTAACCGGGGAAGTGGTCAGGGAACCCGTGTCGGTGCATGACCAGACCGGCGTAATAAATGAGTTCGCCATGGTCTAGCTCTGGGTTCCTACCACGGTTCCGTCGGAATCCTGGTTCGTCGGGATCGCGGTATGAATACGGAGATCCCCGGTCGAGTCCACCCACAGATAGTAGGCGAGCCTTTCGGGGGTGTCGGAAACGGCGTAAAGGCCCAGGATCGAGGGCTTGTTTGCGATATTGTTGGTTTCCACCATGACGATCCCCTGTTCTTCGGTTGACCCGAAGCAGGTGGCGCCGGTGGTTTCGGTTGCGAAAAGTCTTTCAGCCATAATTTTCTCCTTGTGCGGTTAGAAAAGGGCGGGGGCAGCGAACCCCCGCCCCCCTCCTAACGCTTAGGCAGATCAGGACGATCCGCTGGAACCGTAAATCCCGCGCCAGTCTCCGAATCCGGAAACGAAACGCTGGACCGCTTTGTTCTTCATGTCGCCGGTGTCGAAGTCCTCGCCCTGTTCCAGGCGAAGTTTCTTTCTCCACCAGACGTTGAGATCGTGCTCGCCCTTGCCGGCCATCAGGAACCAGGCGCTCGCGTCGGTCAGGTACGGGCTCTCGGTGGTGCCGATGCTTTCGTCCCGGATCGCGTTCACCTCGTTGTTGGCGGTGTAGGGTTTCTTCTCGGACCCCAGGATTTCCCTGGCCCGGAACCGCAGATCGGGCGGGATCACCAGATTTCTCGGAGTAATGAGCGCGAACATATTGTCCTCGTCCACGATCTTCGAGAAGCTGGTAACGGCCGATTGCAGGGCCGTCAGGGAAAGGTCCACATCGGTTGCCGGCCGGTTGGCGTAGGTTCCCCCGCGGATCAACGCATGGCTGGTCGAACAGAGGCTTTCCCCGGTATTGATTCCGGTGTAGGCCACGTTGAACGCCTGGTTGAGAATAACGTGGGAGTAAACCTCGACGCAATTCCGGGCGGATTTCGAGAGAGCCTGGGACGCCTTTACGAAAACATTGTAAAGCTCGTCATCCACGGCCTCTTCGGTGATCCGGTACGCCAGTCCATAAACAACGAAGGTGTACCGTTTCTTTCCACCCTGAATCATGTCGTCGTAGCCGATCGACACTCCCTCGTCTTTCGTCGGCATTACGCCGAAGCCGGAAATACTCACGACCTCTTCGTACTGATGACGGGACGCGGGAGGCTGATTGAAGATTTTCGGGAAGATGGGCGGGTGTTCTTTAAGCCAGTTGAAAAAGGCTTTATAAAGACCCGGAGCCATCAGGTATGCGAAACTGTCTCTCCTCATGGTCATTTATATCACCCCCTCACTAACTGGTTCGAGAAAACTGGTGCCAGGCCGGGATCACCTTGAAAAGCAGTCTCCCGTACCTGTCGCCCAAATCGTCGCGATGGTCATAGTCAACAACGACCACGCGGGTATTTGTCGTATCGGTGATATCCACGTAACATTTGGAGTTCGAGGTATCCCGATAAATCCCGTAAGCCGTCCCGACCTGGGTCTGGGCGGTTACGGCCGATCCCGGAGTTCCGTGGTAAACCGAAGCGGTGAAGATCGTGTCGAAATCAGCAATCCACACCGGAACTTCCGCGGTTCCCGCACCGGCAGAGTTGGATCCGTCGGCGGCCGCATATCCGAGAATGATGGCCGGGTCGTCTCCGCACTCCGTAATGTACCCTCCGGAAAGGTAGACCGGCTCGCCTTTCTTGAAAGTCTGAGTGGCCGCTTCCGGGAAGGTATGAGTGAAAAAGGAATTTCCCGACACATTACTGTTCGGGGAAACTCCAATCTGCGAACGAATTGTAGACATTCCAGATCACCTCCGTTCAAGCGTCGTCAGGGTCAATGACTCTCGTCTTTTCTCCCGACTTTCCAGATTCGTCAACAATCTCTAATCGGCCCGGAGAAATACCCGCTTCCTTTTCGGCTTCGCGTATTTCCCGGATTGCTTCTCGCTTATGCGAGCCTAACATCCGTTCGTTTTCCTCCCGTCTATTCTTGACCACCGCTTCGTGAATTCGGCGGTCAGTAAAGACGAGTAGACAATCTCCGCACTCGAAGGGTTTTTCCAGGGAAGCGCCTAAAAGCTCCTCCCCCTTCGAGAGTCCCTGATCCATAACAACGTAACCTTGTTCTTTCAGTTTTTGAATGTTTCCCGGTTCTCGGTAGGCCAGGCGATAATGACGCATCGGATCTTTTTTCTTGATCGTGGTCGGGTCGAAACCCATCTGCTTTTTGACGTATTCCTGGATTTCGGCCTGTGTCAGATTTTTGAAGGGATCTTCTACTTTTACCTGGGCCATCTAAGGGCTCCTTTCGGTTAAATTACTCGACCGCGCGATTCCTTCGCCGCGGATCGCCATTCGTCTTCGTTCATATTGAACGCTTCCATCATGCGACGTTCCTTGGGGGTAATGACTTCTTTTTCCGGAGGGGTAGCGGTGGGCTTTTCGGTGTAGGGCGGGTCCTCCGGAGATCGGCTCTTCTTCTCGAATTCAGCCTCTCGCTTATCGAGGTCCTGAACCCGGACGTTATCGAAAATGAACTTGGCCATCTTCTGGGTCCGGTTCACCACCGGGACTGTCTGCCACACGGACTTGAACTGTGGTTCGTATTGTTTAAATTTTGGATTGGATTCAATTTCCTTGGTGGCAGTTTCGGCCTTGTCGGTGACGTAAACCTGGGCCAACGGCTGAAGTTTGAAATCAACCAGCCTGGACATGGCCTCCACCGGGTCTTTGTGCCAGGTCTCCTTGAGTTTTTCCTTGAATGATTGCGGATCTTTCAGATCTTCCTTCGGGTCGGCTTTTTCTTCAGACTGTTTCTGCCGCTCGGCCTGCTCCGCGAAGTATTCCCGCATCAGGCGGTTATCGTCCTCGGCCTTCTTGAGCTTTTCTTCTTTTTCCTGCTTCTCGGATTCCAGTTTTTGCAGGCGCTCGGCGGCCTTGGGATTTTTCTTGATATATTGGTCGGGGTCTTCGTCCGGGACTGACTTCGATTCTTCGGGGGTATCGTCGAAAGGATTGGGGGTTTTATCCTCCTCGCTCTCGAACGGTACTTCTTTTTCCGGAGGGGCTTCTTTCTTTTCCTTTACTGTCATTTCTAATCCTCCTGTGCGGAACTATTCCCGCCTATTGGTTTTTTCTTCCTCGTCCACCATGTTTTTTGGATCCCTCACCAGTCTTACTTCCTCGAACCTTCCAACGTATTCATTGAACTTATCCCAAGAGGGACTCGTATTGATTCTAGCTTGCAGTATTTCTACCCGGTTGTCAAGCAGGGCCAGGTAAACCCTCCATCCCGGGTGGGACAAGAGGTTGTCCATCTGGGCCAACTGTTCCGGGGTTAGCATTAGCGACATTCGCGCCCTCCATTCCTGGTTGCACCGGCGTGGGAGGATTGTCCGGAACATTATCGTTGAGATAATTTTCCAGGTCCATCAAGGCCGGGATAAAGGTTTCCGGGTCTTTAACGAAAAGTTCCAGGGTCCGATTCATCAATTCCGTTCCCCCGGTGGCAAGTTTCATAATGAAATCCTTCGCGCCCGGGGGAGCCTGCGGAGACTTGGCTTCGGTGAGAGCCTTGAGTAATTGTCCGTAATAATTATTCACCAGTGGAATCAGTTGCAGATAATACTGGCGCTCGATCTCGCGGTTTATCGACATCGAAGAACAACTCAATTCGATCGCCACTTTTTCAGGAATATATTCCTGAGGCATGGCGAATATTTCATCTACATATTTTCCATTCGTCCCCAGGACTTTATAGGTTTTCCCATCGGGGCAATACTGCTGATAAAGTTGGAGAAGTTGGAACCCGAGCCCCTGCATCCCGAGATCGAAGTCGGCCAGAGTCAGGTCTGTTTTCAGGTTGGATTGCCGGAGAAGCGCCAGGGTGGATGTCGCGGTGGCCCGGGAGCCCGACAAAGACGATTCCCTCCCCTGCTGGTAATCGGTAACTCCGGTTCTCTGCTCGGCAATCGCCTTGACTAAATTCACCATGAGGACACCGCTCTGGTAAACCTCGCCCATCTGCTCGGCTTTCAGATCGCGGTCGGGATCTTCAAGAAACACGACCTTGCCCGGGTAAATCTTTTCGTTCGTCTTTATCCCGGCGTTCTTCCTGGCTTTCCAGAGGCGGGTATTGGCCACGGTGGTATTGTCGATCCATTGGTTCAGCCCGGTGGTGGCGGCGGCCTGCATTTGCTTTGCCATTTCGCATATTCCGATTCCGTAAAATCGGTTTACCCCGGGGAAGAACCGGATTCGATGGAACGGATATTCCTGGTGGTGATATCCGTTCGGCGCCGCCCTTACCCAGGTTCGGCTTTCAAGATGAACAGTAAAGCAAACCCCTTCGGGGTATCCGTCATTGTCGATATCAAAGTTCGCCCAAATTTCATGGAGATCCATTCCGTGAGGGGCGACCTCATCCTGTCCGGCGCGGCTCGCTTCCTCTGCGGAAATGTCCTCTTTTTTATTCAGGAAGGAAATGATTCTATCGACGTTCTTGTAAATCCCGGACGCCTGTTTCCATTTGAGATTTGCCGGGGTGGTGTAGATTACGTGATCGACCCATGGGCTTGACTGAATATCGCAGGCGTTGGTGGGAACGATCAAGTTTTGAATCGGGATGAAATAGAGTTTTGGTCTGCTGGTTTCGATTAATTTGAAGCTGGAGTTCTTCCCGTCCTGAAACCATTTCTTCTTTTTCTCGCGTTCCCAAAGAAGTTTAACAACCCCGGTCCCCATCTTGGTCGCCTCGAAGAACCAATCCAGGGCCACATTCGGAAGGTTGAGTTCGGTTCGGCAAGACCAATCCAGGAAATCCTCAATCTTTCGACAATGCTCCACCCATTCGGCGGAAAGCGGTCGGGCCGCGAACAACGGTTTGGACTCGCGAATCACCCGACCGTAAAGACGGGAAAAGATGTTCTCGGAATGAATGGCCCCGACCGGGTACACGACGTTCGAGGCATTTTCCCAAGGGAAGTTCTTGGTTTCCTCTTTCGGGAGGGCATCGTAAATTACTTTTGCTTCGGACCACTTCGATTCGAGAGAGGCCCGCTCGGTCTTTGCGATCCTAATTTCGTCGCAAAGTTCATCAACGATTTCTTGAATTTTCTCGTCGGTAAGTTTTAGGATATCGGTAGGTATCATTTTTTGCTTGGTAGCGAGGCCAGGAATCGGACCTGGAAGGGCCGCGGGTATGAGCCGAGCCCGGGCGCCAGCCCACCTCGCGTTAATATCCCGTCAATTTGTCCATTGACTCCAAACGCCTGCGGTCGGCTTCGTCCTCATCCATGTCACCATCATAATCGGGGGGCCGCAATTCTGTCAAGCCATATCCGATTACGTCAAGAATATCAAGAGAGATGTGGTCATTCGGAAAAGCGTCGTACTCGTCCATAAATGGTTGAAGATTTTTATATTTAGGAACGAAGAAATCCCCTCGCTCCAGATACGGTATCACCGTCGATATTCTTCCGACCTTGTCTTCCCGTCCCTTCGGGATCAGAGCTTTCACGTTTATCGAAACGTGCCGCGACCGGCACTCCCTGTCGAGATCGGTTTTTAAATATTTCTGAAACCCGACGGTTTCAATCCCGACAATGCGAGGACTCCAGGAACGATGGAGAGAAAATATTTCCTCGACAATTTCAAGGAGGTGGCCTTTTCTCGACCAGAAATCCAGGAGAAAAACCCTCTGCGCCTTATCGGCCGCCAGGACGCAGATGGCCGACTTGGAATATTTCAACTTTCGGACTTCCTTCTCGGAATGAGCAGGGTCGGCAATCATCACGACGTCAAGATCATGAAGATTAATTCTCTCCCACTTGTCCCTCGGAACTCCATCGACGGGAATGACGATCTGCTGTTTTTCGATCTCAAACGGCCGAAGCCATTCCTCCATAAGCATAATGTCCATGCGGTCCCGGGGGTCGTTGGTGTATTGGCAAGAAAAGAAATAAGACCCCAGGCGATTTTTTAACTTCTGAATTCTTTCGAGGGTGAATCCGGCCTCCGGCAGAATCGGCTTTCCGTTCTCGACCACCTGGCGATTGTAAAGCCTGAAATCTTTTTCCCGGCGCATGATCCAATCGTAAATATCTTTTTTGTCCCACCGGGTTCCGACGACAATTTCCTCACCTTCCCCAATATCTTCATCGAAGCACGACTCAAGAAGTTGGTGAAATTCGATGGCCTTGGCCATGGTGTCGGGGCAGTCGATCGCGGCCTTAGAAACCAGATCGTCCTCAATAATTAAATCCCGGTGCTTCGAGGTAACGGCAGACCCGACTCCGCAACCTTCCACCGTCGGAGTTTCGTTGAGGGCGGTCTTGCAAACAACAAAGGCGTTTTGCTTCCAGATTTTCGGCTTATAGTCTTCCGGCATGAGGTAGGGATAGCAGGCCCGAAGCAACTCATTCCCGAGCAGATGCTTTTCCATCTTGAGTATCCACTCGTAAACATTGTCGTCTTTTTCGTTGCAGATCAGGATGGTGATGTTCGGGTTCTTGGCGATCCGCCACATCGAGTATCCGATGGTAATGAGATGGGATTTATAATGCTTCCGGGGAATAAGAACCATCTTTTTCCGGTTATTCGGATCACAGATAAACTCGGAGATTTCCTTATGAAGCGCGGTGAGTTTATCGAAGCCGAGAATAACCTTGCAGAAAAAGTAATGGTTCTCAAGCCCCATCTGGGCTATCTTTTGGATTTCGTTCTGGTTCAGGAACATTTGCTTTTGAAGGTTCGGCCTCAACGGTGATTGTAGTTCCAATCTCCTTAAAGACCTGGTTGGCTCGGTTCACGTCTTTATCGGGAACGTCATACGACTTGGTGTTTCGGTGGGTAATGTCGATCGAGGACTT